ACGTTCACCTCTTCCCAGCCCTGAGGGTATGCGGACGGCGACCATACATTATTGTCCAACGTGGAGCGGTACACTTTACTGCCCTCCGTGCAGCAGTCACCCTTATTGTAGGGGCTGGTAGCCATGGCGACGAATGGCAACGCTTTTGCTGGGTCGGTGCTCCAAGCAAACCCCCACTGCGCTGGAAGTTCCTCTGGCTCCTGAGTGTAGATAGTGCTGTCATAGGGCTGCACCAGCCGCACCACACGGCCAGCAGGCGATTGACATACAAACCCGGCCTTGCGCTCCAGCATGTTTTTGTTTGCGACAGCAGCCTTGAAACTGGGAATGTCGCTATCCGCCGCGTTCAGTTCGGTGCCTGTCATGTCCGGGGCTTTCTCCTGCAAGGCAAGCGCGTTCGCCCGCCCCTGAGCATACATGATGCTTTTTCTTTCCTCTTGTGTCACAGACTGTCAACCCCTTTCTTGTAGGCTTCATCCAGCTCTTTCAGCTGTTCCTCGCCGCCGCTGGCTTTCATTTCCGCGATTTTCGCAAGAATGGCGTTTTTGCGTTCTTCTATGGTCATACTCCCAGCGCCTCCTCGATTTCAGATAGGGCTGCCTCATACTCAGCATTCTGGGCAGCAAGCACCTGGTACTGCTCCCGCTCATACTCCCGCTGGGCGGCGTCCAACTCTGCCCAGGGCTTCCACGGGGCGATCATTTCGCCAACGAAAACTGTGCCATCGGCACGTGTCCACGTCTGCCCTCCGGGAATGAAACGGTAGCCCTCAATGTAGGCGTCGCACTTGCCGTCGAATGCGTCTGTTTCAACCTGCGTTCGTCCATCGGCGACGGAGATGTGGCATTTGAAATCGGAATCAAGATAGATTGTTTTCACAGTACACACCTCCTATTATTCGGCATTTATTTTTATCGTAGAACCATTATAACCAGATCCCCAATTTGCGGTTACGTACACAGCGATGTAGTATTCTCCGGTAAAGCTGCTAATATCCAAGGTTAAATCAACCTTTCCACCGTTTCCACTAGCGTATGACGCGAATCCTACTTTTTCAACGCTATCACAGCCTGTTGCAGGCGGGCTGGAGAGTATGCCCAAATAGAGACTTCCACTCCCGGTCATATCAAAAGAGCCATAAAGTGTGTCGTATGATGAAATGTCGTGTTTAACGGTCGTATATAGTGTTGGTCGTCTAGCATTCCCTTCGCCAAACTGACTTTGCAGGGTGTCCAGGGTCATATTGACTGACGGAACACCACCGTCATATGCCTTATAGCTCCAATCTACAGTCTCACCATTTTTCTCATATAAGACTAGGGTGTAGCTGAGCACAACATTCTCCGTTTGACCATCCGCTGTGATAGATACGGACTTGTTGGTACTGTCGTTACCATCTGTAGCTGTCACAGTCCACGATCCCGCATTCGGTACGATGCAAGCCCATGTACCACTGGTGTCAGGGGCGGATAGAGTCGTTGTGCCGTCAGAGCAAGTGCAGGTCGAACCGGCGGGATAGGTGATGCCGATGGTAGCGGAGAAAAAAGCGATTGTAACGGTGTACTCTGTCTGAACATCGGCGGTTATGGTGGTCGGCTTGCCATCGCTGTTGACAATGGTTACGTTCCACTTGCCGCTTGCAAGCCCCTTGAAGACAACCACGCCGCTCGTGCCGGAGTTCTTGGTCTTCGTCTTGCCGTCCTTGGAAACAGTCACAGTGACGTTCGCCGGGGCTGTGACGGTAAGGGTGCCGCCTGCGCCGCCGCCACCAGTATTAACTCTGCCAATCATGCACTTACACCGCCTTTCCAGCAAATAATGGTGGGAATTGTAATTGCCGATTCCGGGGCGCTTGCAGCATACAGATACACGCCGCCGTTATAGGTAGCTGCAACAGGGGCAAAATTGCCGTCAATTGCGTCTTCCACAGCAAGAACCACCTCCGGAATCATGGTATCCAACACCCCCGTCAGCGCGATAGCCGCACGGAATGGATAATCCTGATATGTAGAATCAGCCACAAACGCGGATACCGGTACGCTGGTATCCGTGAACAGAAGCTTTTTCAGCTCCACCGCCGTACCGGCTTCCAGATCGGCCAACTCCCGGTTGATGGAATCCAGCACCGATGTGGCTTGCGCCGTGGTATCATCAAGCACATCTTTTACTTGCGCCTGCGTTTCCTGCAGGAGCGTGGAAAACTGACTTTGCATTGTGCTGGTATCAATGCCCACCTTTTCCGTCACCAGCCCGCACACCGAAGCGTCAAGCCGTTCATCCGTAATCATGGAAGCGGTGATAGCAGTTGTACCGGCCGCAATGGAAATCCGTGCAAGGCTGATTTGCCGGATTGTGCTGTTGTTTGTCAACGCCGGGGCTGCCGCCGTACTGGCCTTTGCGCCTTTCAAGATTTTCACTTCCGGATAGTCCACATAGTTTGTGGTTTTCCACTCCACAATTACGCGATCAATCCGATTCAGAACGCCGTCTGCCGCGTCAACGGCAAGCTGCAATTTGGAACCATCGACGGATTCATTATCAATCCACCACACAATGCCGTTCCTGCCGGAATTTGCCATCCATCCGGTGCCGTCTGAGACTTCCACCGCCATTCCTGGCGTGGAAAGCGCCTGCACGGACGCATTACTGCCAGCGGCAAAAACGCCGGATGTGCGGCCATGATGCCAGCGCATAACGTCTTCTGCGCCTATGTATGTATCTTGGTTATTCGGGAAACTTTTGATATTAGCCATTTAGTTTCATTGCCCCCAATGCTGTAAGAATAGGGTCGCCCAGGATAACTTCTGTCCGGGCTTTGTTGTTGTCCAAGGTGTACTTAATGCCCGTAATCCGGGCGCTGAACGATACCCCGAACCGGGCAGATACGCACGATACAATGTCCCCCAGAGCGTAATACTTGCCCAGATCTTCCGGGTCGATGGATACGGAAAAGGACTTTCGCCGGATACGCTTTCCCAGCTCCATCTGTCCATAAGCACGCGCACGGGCTTTGCAATCAGCCGCAGATTCGTCATTTTCCTGCCGAACGGCTGTTTTGAACCACACCTCCCGGCGATTGTCCCCGGTCGCATCGCCGACGATTTCAACGAATGTGTTATCCTCTCCGCTAAGGCTTCCCTGCACATAGGCCACATTACAGAGGGTGGAATCGTCGTCGTTGATCACAAGGTCTTTTGCGCTTCCCTGTTCCTCCGAAAAGACAATAGCGTGAATGCCAGCCGTCAGGTCGCGCCCCTTGTAGAGGCGGAAAGTGTGTGTCATATCGTCGGGGTTCCAATCCATTGTGTGGCCTATGCCTTTTTCTTCAAGAAACGGGATAATTTCATCCAGCAAATTCCCGCCAATGAAAACATTGTCCGTTTTATCGGTCATCCCGGTTGCCTGTGCAACTTGAATCCTTGTCATTCCCCGGAGATTATCGCTAATTAGCTTGTACACGCCCGTTTCGATAGTTGTCATGTGATATTCCGATGCAATGATTCGCTTATTCAAAAGCCAGTTTGCGGTGTATCCATTCGCAGTTATGCGGTTCGTGGTCGTGTCAATCTTTGTGTTTTCTATCACAAATGTTACGTTTCTGCTCGTATCATACAGGAGATTGCCGACCTTCAACACGTTAATGTTGTAGTCGCTTACCGGCGCAACCAGTATCAGCTTTCCGATATCGTTGTAGTAAATATTCATGATAACACTGATCGCGTGCCGGATTTCGTACCGGGTGGAAAAGTCCTCTTTATAGATTTCAAAGCTCATAGCGAAATCCCCACGATCTCCGTTGCGAAATCAATATCAACCTGCAAATTCGCAAGCCCGCTTGTCGCTTCCGGCTTCAACACATTATCCCCAACTTCCAGCTGAAACAAAGTGCTTTTCAGGCTCAACGCGCCCCGGCAATCTCCGTCGACGGATGACGTTACAGTTGTCCGATCGTGTGTAATCTCTACAATCAGCCGCTCCCCGCTGACGATAGTTTTATTTATCAGCAGAAATTTTCCCGTCGCGGCGTTGGTGATTTTGGGGTTCTCCACATCACCGCTTGCCGAGAGAGTAGCAGTAAACGGGACGGGAACCTGGCCGCGATTCTCCACATTGATAAATTTCGCCTCAAACAGCTGGCCGAAACGATATGGCCTTGAAATGTTCCACGGGAATTTGAATAGCTTTTGAATGCCGGACAATGTTACCGCTGCGGAATCGTCCTTGCACCAATACGGATACGCCGCCAAAAGGGAAAACTGGAACTGTGCGCCCCATTGTTTCGCCTCGATGTTGGGTGTCGCCGTAGGCCAAACATTCAGATAGTAATCATCCGCATACAGCTTCCCGGAAATATCGGGACGGATGACGGAAAGCAGCTTTTCTTTATTCGCTGCTTGTCCGTCTCCCACCAGATAGCCGTTGATATTCACAGGCCGGGGCTGAACGTTTTTGCTCTGAATCGTCGCGCCTGTCTGGTTAATACCCTTCGCCTGGGACAGGGCTACCGTTACCGTATCAATGCCCGTGGGCTTATTGATAAGATATCCTCCGGCATAATCAAAGGTAACGCTATCCCCGTTTTCGTTCACGTAGCGGAACAATTTGCTTAAATTGTTGAAGTTCGTCAAATTGTCCACCTCGCTTGTGTGAAATAAGCCTCTGTGGCTGCTGCCAGCTCCACTTCGGATTGCACAGGAGAATTAATATTCTGGATAATTGTCACGCCACGTCCACCACCAGCAAAGCCCACTCCGTCGTAGTCCACCCCGCCGGATGCACCAGCCGGTTTTCCAGCCCTATATGCTCGCGCTTCCTCGGCAGTGAGAACTTTTTCCCCCTTGTGGAGGCGTACCAGATAATCGTCGTATGGTACATAATCAAGGCCGCTCTTTGCTCCGGGAACGTTGCTCCCTTTGATATTGGCCTTTATCGTGAGCGTGTAGTTGGCAAAGCTATTTGTCAGCCGTGATTTCATCTGGGAGGCGAGAGAATCCAGCTTATCCAAAACTCCCGGCGTGCTGCTGTCGATACCGGCAACCAGACCACTCATGGTATTGGTTGCCGCCTCTGTAGCCGCCGCCTCCTGGTCAAGATCGCCGACCTTTTCCACGTAGCTGTCTGCAGCTTCCTGCATACGAGCGTTCACATTCTCCACCGCCAACGCCAATCCATCAGAAGTTTCGGTTCCTGCGGCCTCATATGCAGAAACATTATCCATAAGCTCCGCAAGTTTTTTGCTTAGCCCCTCGGTGCCGCCGGACATATCTTCTAGTTCATCACGTAGCCCTGCAAGGAATCCGGCCTGTTCCCCCGTACTCATGGACGCGAGATATTGAGAAAGTCCGTCAACGCTAATGCCTGCGAGGTCTGCCTTTTCGGAAATGAATGCGAAATCTTCATCGATCTGCTGAAGGACTTCGGTATTTCCTTTAAGATTACCCATGAAATCATCCCACGACATTTTTGCAACTTCTATTTGGGAAGTAAATGCGGACCCCACATCATGCAGCCCGTTATAGATGGTGGTATAGGTATTCTGGTAATCCTCCAAAATGGACTGTGCGGCGGCGGCGTATTCCTCAGAAGCAGCCTTTATCACATTTTCGGGCTTTGCCGCTTCCTCGGCGGCGGCCTGCTCCTGCGCTTCCAAATCGGCAAGATTCTGCTTCGCCTGCTTTATGGCTTCGGCTAATCTCTCCATCTCGACGGTGTCACCGCTGAAACCAGCATCCGACGAGAACGCTTCCAGTCTGGCTTTTGAAGCTTCCTCGTACTGCTGCTCAAGCTCTTCCACCTTTGCGCGTGCTTCTTCCACCGTCTGCGGCTCTCCGGCTAACTCTTTGACGAAATCCTTGTGCGCCTTGGTTGCCTTGCCGATGCCAATCGCCAGAGCAGCTACAGCCGCGGCAATCAAGCCAATGGGGTTCGCGTTTATAGCCGTATTCCATGCATACTGCGCCGCAGTTGCAAGGGAAATCTTCCCGGTGAGTACACCAACGGCGATTTCACTGACGGAAAATACACCATTTAGCGTGGCTTCCGCGACCGCCGCTTTCCCGCTTTCCGCTGTAAAGAACGCAAGCGCCGAGGCATTTGCCGTGAATATCGTGGCGATATTTGCAATGGCTTTTCCGGCCATATTCACCCCGATCGCAGTACCTGCAACGGCTGCCGCTGTGGCCGCGAGCTCAAACGCCGTGACGAGAAGATCAATAGCGCTATTCGTTTCCCGGAGATACGAAATAGCTTCTACCGTGGCAGTTCCAACGCCGGCAACAATTTGCTGTACACGGGGTATAATGTTCTTTCCGGCTGTAAATACGCTGTCCACAAAGTCCTGGGTAAGTCCTTCCATGTCGGCGCTGCTGTCAGCCATGCCGGTAGCCAGATTCTGCCATGCTGCTTTCATGGATGCCGTGGAACCTTCTATCGTCCTTGCCGCTTCTTCCGCAGCATAGTTCGAAAGCCCCTGCATTTCGATATAGTCCACAAGGGCGGCTTGGCAGTCAGCTAGATTGTCAATGGTGTAGGTGGTAGCCTCGCCGTTTTCTGCGTTCCACTCGTTTACCTTGTCAATCAGCTGCTGGAATCCCTCTTTTGTGGGGGTAATACCCAACTGCAAATTATCCAGCATCGTGAAGTTGGATTTCATGATGCCGTTAAATGCATTCTGTACCGCTTCTTGGGTGTTTCCGGTTGCCGCCACAACGTCGGCTTCGGCGGTGATAACTTTGTCGGCAAGTTTGGCGGCGGCCTGCACATTGCCGCCAAGGGCGGTTTTCAGGCCGGTAGCAAATCCATTCACCTGCTGCAAATAGTCGTTCTGGCTCATTTGCACGGACTTGTAGGCGTTTCTCGCTTTCTCCGCCACAAAATCGTAAGCGTCGCCAAACATCAGCTGTGCGCCACTGGCTAACTGCTCATACCGCGCATAACTGGTGTAGGCCGCTTTTCCAACGTCTGCAACTACCCCTGCAAGCTTCTTTACTCCGGCGATAATCGCGCCGCTGGCAAGGTTGGCTTTCAGAACGTCGGCGAATGTGCTTGTTTTGTTTTCAGAATCCTTTAGTTTACGCTCATATTCATCTGTATCCAGAGAGATCGTCGCAAACAGCTCAAATACATTAGCCGCCATCCTGCCCACCGCCTTTCGTCACCAGTTTCAGCCCAGCATTTTTCACCACATCCGCCACGATATCCTCCGCAGACCGGTTTTCCACCGGCTTCGGGCTGATGATATCCTCGTATCCGATAGATAGATACAATCGCTCATCACACCCCGCCGTGTTTTGCGTTATCATCTGGATACCGTCGGTAATGTAGCGCCGAAGAATTTCGCGTTCGCATTGCTTTTTCAACTCCATGGGAAGAATGGAGAGGTACGCCCTCGCCCGTACTCTGGGGAGGGCGCACAGTGCGCTGATTATTCGCTCTGCTCCCCACGCCCCCACGATTTGAAAAAACTCAGCAGTTCCTTATCGTTGGAAAGCTCCTTGATCTGCCAGAGCGTCGCCATGGTACTCTGCGCGGCCACTTCCTCAATGCTCTTTTCACCCATGATGGACAAAATAGCATAAATGTCGGCGCGGTGCGTTTTCAGCAGCAGCGGAACAACGGTGGTAATCCTCTGCGCGCCAATCAGCATAACGCCAACCTTCGTGGAGTTTTTCTTGTCCACCGGCTTGCCAATGGCGTTCATGATTTCCTCATCAGAAACGAGATTCACAATGTGCGGGGTGATCTCGCACAGCACATCCAGGCACTCATCCGTGCCAAGCTGAGACAACTTTCTCATTCTTATCCTCCTACATCGTAGCGGATTCTGCCTCTCCGGCCTTCACGTAAATCTCAAAAGGCGGTGTATCCTGCGCCGTGATGGAATAATGGCCGGTAATCTCAAATGTGGACTTGCCTTTGCTCCTGTCGCCGGTTTTCAGCTGGAAGCCACCAGTGGAAAGGCCATTCATCATATGGATAGCCATATAGCCGCCATTTGTCGTGCCATTTTTATCGGAATAATCCGCCACCAGCCAAATATCCTTAAAGTCAGTATCAGCAATATCGTTTCTGGGCGTGATTTTCCCGCCGGCTTCATCAGCGGCGCCCACCATCGATTTTGCGTTAGTAGCGTCCATGGATGCCCAAACGCCGCTAAGCTTTACATCCCAGCCGTCCAGCCGTTTCAGCTCCTTGGTATTCTTCGGGCAGTTGTTGATATCGGCGCCGAAATCCGAATAGCTGGGCGTTGCCACAAAGGTCACATCGTCGCTGGTAGCGCCTATGATATCGTCATTGTCATACTCCGCCGTGGCTGGATTAAAGGCCGAAAGCAGAACGCCAGCGTTCAGCACCAGTTTCTTAAATGTATCCTGCGGAATCTGCGTAAATTTCATTGATTTCCTCCTATATGGTATTGAAAATCGCGGCAACGTTCAGCTGCCGCAATTTGATGGATTGATCGGATTCAAATGTTGAATTGATGCACCACGGCTCACCGCGCATAAGCCAAACTGTGCCGGTATCACAAGGCAGCTGAATGCCTCCGCGTCCTATCGCGCGGGAAATTTCCTCTGCCTTGGCGTTCGGCTCTGCCTCTTTCTCCGTGTGATACCACAGCTTTACCGTCAGCGAGTTCGCCATATCGCCCCACCCGCCGACGGAGACGGAATAGGTTAGGTAGGGCATTACTGTGTCGCTCGGTACCGCTGTATCCGGATACGCGGGGAGATTAAAGCCGGAAAAAAACTTGTAGAGCGCTTCTGTTGCCGTCATTTTGTCAGCTCCCATTTCTCGGCGGTAACCTGGCACATATCCAAAGTGCCGACCGCGGGTGCCTGCTTATCGCTCCCGTTGCTAGTCACCCGGAAAATTGCGCCATCGGAAAGCCGCTTGAACACATCATGGAAAGAAAGCTGATTCGCGCGGCGGGTGGTAATGGTGTACACACTGGTAACGCCCTCCTTCTCCGCGATTCTGGATTGCATGGAGGTATCCAGAATAATAGCCGCGTCGAACTCCGCGCCCTGTGCCCATTCCGTTGCCCAGCCGCCCTCCCCATCCGGGGTGCGCTTCTTTTCCATCAGTGCGCACGTGTTATTCAGGTAGTAGTCAAGCAAGCTCATATCTTCCTCCATATCCGTAAGCGCGGCGCAAACACCGTTTTCCAGCTCGTGCTTTCGCCGGAGCCGGACGAACTGCTTGCCTTTGTGTACGAGTAGCCCCCGAAAGATTCGCTTTGATACGGGCTTTGTACGGCCTCGGCGTTCTTCTCCTGCCATGTGTTGATTTCTTCCAGAATCGCCAGCACCTCCGGCGGTACGCAGACCTCTGTCACAATGCCCGTGTAAGTTTCATTTCTGAGGTCGCTGTTCCCGTATACATGGATGCCGTTGTTCCTTCGGCTCCCCTCAATCAGGTAATAGTCGCCGTTTTCGAGGCCGGGGAGGGGCAGGCGCTTGTCCGTGATTTCCTCGCCAAAAAATTCCCACTTGTCCCCGGTAAAAAAATTCCGCAGATACATAAGTAGCTCATACAAGCTCACACTCACAGCCTGCCCCATATTTACCCCTCCTTACTGGCCTTTGATGACGGCCAAAATATCCGCTTTGTTCATTGCGGCGCTGACCCCGGAGATACCGTTTTCTTTGGCGTACTCCAAAAGCTGCGCTTTCGTCATTCCGTCAAAGTCCACGGTCTCCGGTGCGGTTTTGTCAGCTGTCAGAGCCGCCCTTAACCCCCCGCGTTAACGGTCACAACGGCAATGCCATCCAGATACTCGGCCCACAGAGCCATACCCATAATGGCGTAGCTTTCGCCCACGGCAGTGCTATAGTTGCCCTGTGCGTGGAAGCCAATCAGGTTGGTTTCGCCCTGCACGGCGTACTGCAGGCCCAGCTTGGCAAACTCGCTGTCGCCGGGGTCGGCATAGTACAGGTCAATATTCTCCACAGGGGTAGCGATTACGGTGTTCCGTGCAATCTGCGCCGCAGGCAGCAGGAACAGCGTGGAGTAGCCCATGAAGTCCTTGACGTAGGTCAGGCCGAACTGGTTCTGCACGGTGATGTTGGCAGTGCCCAGATAGTCGTATGCGTCCAGAATGTTGGCAAAACCGACGATCTCGGTAACATCCTTCTGGATGGTGGCGAACTTGTTAAGCACTTCGCCCTGAGCCTTGGCAAGCGCCGCCTGCCAGGTGGTAGCCGTTGCGGTCAAGCTGCCGGTCTTCAGGAACGTGTAAAACTTAGTCATGACAACGTTCTGCAGCTTGGTCAGGAAAGCGTCATCGGACTTTTCCACGGCGATTTCAGCACCGTACTTGTTCACATCCTCGATGGGTACGGCCTTCGCGTACTTCTCGATGGTCAGATCAGCCTTGCTGGCCTGCGTAATGGCAGCCTTGCTGTAAGGGATAACAGCACCGGCGGGCACAGTGCCGCTTTCCAGCGTCACATCGGCGGTGTAAGAGATCAGCGCAGTGCCGGGGGCCTTGCGGATGGGCCGCATAATGCCCAGGATGTTCCTCAGGGTATCCCAGTTGTCGTTAAACCGGGTAACAAAATCGATTTCTCTCGCGGTAACGCCAGTGTAGACGTTAGGCAGAGAGCTTCTGGGTGCGGTGGTACTTTCAACAGTAGTAGCCATTTAATCTTCCTTTCAGTTCGTTTTTTCCAAACTTGCGGCAATCGCAGCCTGCCGCTCTGCTGTGGACAACACGTACCGGCCCTTGTCGTCCTTCTTGTAGATTTCTGCCCTGCTCGTTGCGCCGCCGGTGGTGCTGGGCGGTGTCTGGGTCTCAGTGCCCTTTGTGGTGGTCTTGCCAATCAGGCCCTTGTAGTCGCCGTTAAGCAGATCATCCAGCGCCTTGCTGTCCTTGATCTTCTCACCGTCCAGCTCAAGGCCATCAATTTCAGCTTTCGCCCCACGGATAACCAGCCCCATGCTCTCGGCGGGAATGCCCTTGCTCTGGAAGTACGCCCGTGCAGCCTTTTCCTTGGCGGCGGCGCTCTCCTTTGCGGCAACTCCGTCTTTGAAATCCTGAAAGTTTTTCTTTTCCGTCTCGTACTTGGCCTTGTATCCGCCGTCAGCGTCTTCCTTTTTCAGATCATCCAATTCCTTCTGAATGCCAGGAAGTTTCTCAGCGTCGGCTTTGTACTTCCCGATATCGGCTTTCAGGCCGTCCACGGTATCGGTGTGTGCTTCAATGATGGTGTCCACCTGTTCGTCGGTAAGCCCCATCCCCTTCAAAAGTTTGCGAGTTAATGCCATTGTTTCAGTCTTCCTTTCTTCGCCCCTATTCTTCGGGGACGACTGTGATATAAAAGCCGCTATACTTCGCGGGTTTTACCGAAATAAACAAAAAAGGAGCCGAACAGCACGCAAAATCTACGTACTGTATCGCCCTCAAATCGCGTCAGCGTTTTTGAACGCTTCCATAAGTTTGGGAAACTGGATAGAAAAGAAATCTACCATTTCCTCGTTCTGTGCCCATTCGGAATTTTCCGCAAGGCCACTTTCAAATAGGAATGCATGAATGATCTCATGCCGCTTGTTCTTTCTAATCTGAACTTGTAAGTTTTTCTTACAAGTTTGGTCGCCGACGTGCTTGCTATAGCTATCCACAACCAGTTCTTTGCTGGTTTCGTCGCAAAATCCATCGCATCCCGCCAGCCGTGAATCTTCATCTTCACCACAAACGGAAAGCGTGTATTCAGCTCCAAGAATGTTGATTTTTCTGGTATCCACGCCCTGTCAATCTCCTTTGCTAAGTTCGTCTTTCAGAATCTTCTTGTACGTTCCCTGATGATCTGCGATTGACGGCTTAATAAACGGGTGCGCCCGGTTACCAGCTGTCCAATGCCAGGTTCCCTGCGCGTCCTGGTATTTCCACGGAGTGGGACGGCCTCCGCCTCCCTCGGCATATTTACCGGTTCCCATCTCTTGGTAAATTCCATATTCGGTTGGCGTTCCGACGCGCACTTCTTTTCCATCAATCACAGCAGCAGAAATGCTATTGCGCAAATTCCCAGTATCAACGGGGCATAAATCCTTGGCATATTCTACAGCTTTTTCCCCGCAGCGTTCCAACCCGCGCTCACACGCTTCACCAAGTGCGCGGAGGATTTCGTCAGAGTTATCCACAAAGGTAATGCTCATTTCCCCCCTCCTTTTCTGCTTCTTCCAGAGCCGGTCTTGTGCGGTTCGTGGCGGCGCATACGCATAATCCACCACAAGCAGGGATTCCAGCCCGCTTCTTTTTTATCCGGTTGGAAGATTTTGGCATAGAAAAAGCACCATGCATTTTTGCACAGTGCTTTCAGTCCTTGCCATATTCTAATTGCCAAGCTTTTCTATATCTTCCCTCTTGCAGTCCAATAGTTCGTTGTTTTTGTCCAGTTCTACAAGGTAGAAAATGCCACCAGCATCACGAATATCGACGACAATTCCTGCGTCGCCTGTCTTGATGACTTTTACATGGTCGTATTCTTTAATCATGCTTCTCCACCTCGATTTTTTCTAAAACTGGTTACAATTCTCGGTTTGCTATCCGGCGTATCCTGTATCCACCCAGTAACAAAAGATCGCTTCTTTGTAACTCCCAGCTCCATGTAGATGTTAAATTGATTTGCCCCACCGCCCAATTCCTTGAACTCCACAGCTTTGCTCATATCAAACTGCCTTGCCATATCATATCGCAGCCTAAGCGGATTATCTGCTGTGTAGCCAACATCGAAGAACTGGTCGGCGTGCTTTGCCCCATCTTTCAAGAAATATTCCGTGTATTTCTTCGGAGTAGTTATACACTCAGCATTCTTTACAACATCGGTCTGCCGTTTCGTTGTTTTGAGCGTCTCCCACCCATCAATATCATTATACTTCAAATCTTGGAACTTTGCAAACGTTTTCGGGGCTTTATTCCCCAAAACATTTACAAAATCAGCATATTGCCGTTTGTCGGCCTGATAGTTTTTACCAGCTTTCACCATGCCCGCCCATTTTTCCGGAGGATACTGCGCTTTCTTTTCGTCGTACCATTCTTTGTACGATTTTTTCTTTACAAGCTCATATTCCCCGGTTTCGGGATTCTTCACGCGCATCATGTGGCGTTCCGCTTCCAGATCATCATCCGTGGCATTCACAACCGTGCAGCGGCAATTATACAGCTCATGTCCCGGCGCTCCCAACGAGCCATCCCCGGGGAACATCATCTTATAGCCGCCGACATCAAACGGCTGATCGTAGTCCACAATCTGATTGTCTGCCATACCGTGATCGTGGCGGGTGCGCAAATCCTTTGTGGCTACCCACTTTTTCTTGGATTTGATTCCCCACATCTCGTCAGCGGCGGCGTAGCTGTCCATTCTACCGGCATTCTGTGCGGCGGTAACTGCCGTTCTTGCCGCTCGAATGGCGCTTACACGGCTCATTGTGACGATTCTGGACTGCAAATCTTCTGATATCTGCTTGATGCTTCTGCCTTGCAAAATGGAGCCTGTAACGCTTGCTGTAATCTGCTGCTTGCCAAAAGCCAAATCAATGCCCCGCTTTAGCGCCAGCCTTTCGGGGTAGTATGGCATCACGTCCGGCTGCTCCACAATTAAGCGCTTTACAGTCTGCTCGTCAAAAAGCGTAAAATCCGCACTCGGGTGAACGCTCTCGATGGTGTAAGCGGTGTAATTCCGATTCAGGGAGTAGATTCCAGGCGTAGCGTCGTTCACATAGGCAAGCGCCACCTCTTTTGCTTCCGTCGCACGTTCGGCCAGATTGTCCCGAAGCGCTTCCAACCGTGCCCCGCGCCCCATCTGGTTCAGCCGCCATTGTTGGTAGTCCTTTTCAGTCCACTCCTTGCCGTTGCGCTTCTGGCCTATCAAGTCCTGCATCTTCTTATCCTGATCGGCAAAGTGCTTGAAAAAGGCATCTATTTCCTCTTGCAACTCTTTAGCCGCCTGAGAATATACGGAGTTAATGCGGCGCTCCAAGTCGGCAAGCGCCCTATCGGTTCCTCTATCGGCTTCATTCGGTCTGGCCATCCTCATCACCGCCGTAAACCGTATTTATGTCAGCGTCCGCTTTCCGTTTCAGGATTTCCGGCACTTCCTCCGGCAAAAGAAACGGGAGGTGTTTCAGAACCGTTTCATCATCAAGGAACGCAGCCGCCGAAAGCACCATATTTGTTTCCTCGGTGCGATTTATTACCTTGTTCCATGTAAATTCCGGCTGTGGATTACTGATACCAGCAACAGCGCAAATCTGCCGAATGAAATCTATCAAGAAATACTCAAAATCGGCGCATTTGTTGTCCTGTGGCTGATACGCCGCCGAAATCTCTGTAGCCGTCTTCTCAGCCCCCGCCAGAGCCGTCACATCAAGCATCTGGGCGTCTTCGTACAGGTCGCGGCGTAAAATATCCAGCATGGTTTTTCGGGCTTCTACGGGAACGTCAAGGGTGTGGGCTTCTGCAGCCGTTTCAGCGGAACTATCTACCACATTCGCCTTTACGCTCTTCATTCTCTGGATGAACTGTGCCAAATCCGTATCGTCCATAGCGCCGGTATTGTGCAGAATCCAGTAAATTCCGCTCGTATCGTCAATTTGGTTGGCAAACCCGGATTTGATGAAATCATAGCAGTCTATGGAGCCACGCAACCCAACGAGTTCGCTTTCGTGGGTATCGTTGCCATACAGTACCGCAATAGGAAGGCGGGTATAGTTCTCGTCGCACACATCCACAACACCCAGATCGTTCCTCAGCTCCTTGTGGATATATGCGCGTTTCTCTGCCATGGGCTGCGCGTCGTCGCTTCCCTCGGCGCTCCATTCGCTTACGCCATCGAGTTCGTAAAGCGTAGCCCGGAAAACAGTTTTTCGGCCAGTCTCCCGGAACCAGTACCGAATACCGGCCATCAGCTCAGATGTTTTTTCATCCAGCAGCGGAACAAATCCCGGATTCCCGGGAGTATCGGCGAACGAGAACACTTCCAGATGATCGAGATTCCAATAACCGTAGGAAACGCCCTGCGCCAGTGCCAATTTTGCCGCTGTTTGCAGCTTATTGTCGAAGTCCGCGCCAAGCTTTTCCTTTTCGTCCATGCTTACGCCATTAGCGCAAATATAGCCCACTTCCTGCGTCACTAGCCGCCGAAACGTTAGCGTTTTAAGCCGGTAGTCGCTGCTCCAAATATCAGGAGTTTTGTTCCCGGATAATGTGAAAAGGAACTTCTGGAATTTCTCAATGGTGATATTGTGCTTATTATAGTACGCCATACCGTCAGCGGCATCTTTATACGCCTTGCTGCTCTGGTGTTCCTGCACTGCATCACGTATGAATTCCCCGGTAGTCCCCTTTGCAATGGCTTCTTCCAAATCTTGATAAATTTTCATGAATTTTCTCCAATAGCAGAAATCTCGCAAAATCACAACAGCAACGCAGCGGCGGGCGAAATCTTGTTTTTCTTCTCCACTTTGTATTTCATAATGGTGTTGCAAAAGTACCTGATATCATCCATAGCGTGATCGTTATCTTTCACTACCGCGTCCTCCGTTTTCTTATCGTCCCATCGGTATAGCCCGAACTCCCGAATGGCATCCGTGCAACACCGGTGAATTTTTATATTCCCGTTCTTGAGATATACCGCCGTTCGCCGAATGCCATCAAGAACGGCGTTGTCTGCCTGCTGGACGCGGAATTTACGGCGTTTCAGGGCGGTAATGAAAGAAGCCGCCGAAGGGTCTATAACCGCCCTCTTGATTTCGTAGCCGTCCGTCAGTCTCTCCACAGCGTCGCAATATTCCTCGTCTGTGAGCTGCTTATAGTTGGCTCTACCATCGTAGTAATATTCTTTGATTCTTACCGCCTTATTACCATTCACAGCCCACAATCCGCATGAAAATGGATTCAGGGTGCCGTAGTCGATGCTTATATAATAATCCGCGAATTCCGGCACTTCATCCGTGATATTCGCTTCGGAAAAATCGTATACAAGCCCCTCTGCCAGCGTCCATTTCCCCAGAATGTACCGATCATAGAACACCGTTCCGGCATATTCTTTTTTCAGGTTTTCAACAAAAGTGGGGGGCAAAAATGGATTATCGTCTATTGTGTATTCTTGGCTGAAAATATCGGCATCACTATCAAGGAATCTCTTTAGCCAGTGGTTGGGATACTGTGGATTGTATGTGCCATCGAAGCAGGAATACTCCTTATCAAGCCGGCTTTTCAGGAGGGCAAAAACTTCCTCCGACCAGTCCGCGACCTCGTCGCCGTAGCAATACTTGATAGACGCGCCGCGAATCTTCGATACCTGAGACACTTTTTCCGCGCCAAGGCAATAACACTTCTCGCCAAAAATCCATGCTGTATTATCGCTGGAAATCGCCCCAACAAGTTTATCTCCGTACAGATTCCGCATAGGCTCTAGCACATTTCGCTCTATTGTGGATTTTGTAACGCCCAAAATAACGGAAAGCCCATCCTTCCCGGCGCGTTCTCGAATCCGCATGGGAATAATCCACTTGAAATCAAGATATGTTTTCCCGCTTCTGGTCGCGCCGCCCTTGAAATTCCATCGGTGATTCCCATACCTTGCAAATTCAATCTGTTTCGGGCTTAATAGCATCTCTAAACTCCTTAATTAGCCCATCCAGCTTATTGAGACTATCATTGCCGCTTGCCGTGTTTCTTGTTGCCTTATCGACAATAATCCCGAAAGATGTTGCAATCTGGCTTAATGTTGCGGCTGAAATCTTTTCGGGGTCTGTGAGCGCTTTCAGATGCAAAGTGATTGCTTCTTGCATCGCCGCTTTTTGTGATTCCATGTACGCCATCATGTCGGCGGTATTCTCTTCTTTTTTTTGCTGCACTTTTTGGGCGATATCCGGTGAAGCGCTAACAATCCTTTTCACAGTCTGGTGAGTTACGCCATGCTTTTTTGCAACGGCGCTGTACGACTGCATTTCTATCCAGTCGGCAATTATTCTTTTTTTCTTCCGATCTGTAATCCTTGCAGCCATAGCACCACCTCTCATGCAAAATAGTAAAAATAGCGGGAAAGGCCGGAGTTGAACCGGCATTCTTTCCTCTTATCACAAGGCTGCTCTCCGGCCTTGCTACTTCCCCGCATCCCTCCGGCTTACGGTGCCGGGGAACCTCTTTGCCCGTTTCCGGGTTTCGTCGCCGGTGGGAGGCCATCGGCGATATATATGGCGCGAGGCCGATTTAAACGGCCTTCTGTTGGGGAGAGAGCGCCCAACTCGTTATCTACCGCGCCACGCAAAAAGAGGCTCAGGAACAATCCCAAGCCTCTTGCGCTTTTTCTTTTTTACCAGTATAGCACATTCAAACCGAAAAATCTTCCGGTTTTTTTCCGGTTTTTCAAATTTCTGCGCATCCGTACAGGGAAATTGTAAAATGGTGAAGCGCCGAATCCTTTCGCGCATAAACCTGAGATTTTTCAATCCCAAATTCTTCGCACAGCCTGTCCACATTTCCCCTCGCGGGCTTTATGTAGAATCTATCCAGCACCTTCCGCTCATCGTCTGTAAGGACTTCAAGCCCGGAATCCACAAGCGACACCCATTTTCTCGCCTGTTCCAGCGACCGCGCCAGTTCCTCACGGTGAACGATATTCGATAGCATCGCATCTTCCCGGCCGGAACCGCCGCCGCTTACCGGCGTACCGTCAGACGTGGCGCTTCGGATACTCTGCATAGCGGATTCCAGCCGCGCCATTTCTTCGGGAATACTTTTCAGGGATTGTCTTTTCGCACTGTATTCTTTGAGCTTTTCAATGGCCTCATACTTCCAGTTCATTCCGTTCCTCCTTGCATATCTTATTAAATTCCTGTATAGATATACACAATACACACAAGGTATAAGATTATATTTAATATATACTATACAGGGATAAAGCTATAATATTAAATCCCTTCTCCTGTTTTTCGTTTTCGCCCTCCTTTCGGTGCAATCCTTCCCAGGCTGGCAAGGCCGCTTTTCCCCATGGACGAATATGTAATTGCAGCACCGGCTGCCTTCGTAATATCCGAAGAAATACCGGCACCCGACGCAATACTTCCTGCCGTCCCTGTACTCCACATTACCGCCCCATTTCCTTATCCCGCGTCAGCCGCCGCTTTTCTGTCACGGTATCTCCTTTTAGCGGCTCTCTGGGCGTGGGCTTTCTGGCACTCCAAACTGCAATAGATTTTCTGCTTGATCTTTCCCTGCGTGAATTCCTTCCCGCACTGGGGGCAGATTTTGGAAATGCCCTGCGGGGCTTCCACGTCCTCAACATCGGCCTGAATTGGCGGGTGGTATCCGTGGCATTGCCATGTACTTCCCGTAGCTCGTCCCGGCCTTCTGGGCGGCTATGGAGCACAGGGTGAGATAGTCCGGTTTCTTGCTCATGGTTCTCACTCCTTTATTTCCCGCCACAGCTTGATGACGGCCTTGACGATTGTAAGAATCCCCCATGCCAGCCCCGTGGCAATAAGCACGCAGAAAAGCAGGAACACAATACCAGCGAACACAATTGCGATAACTTTAACCATTCTCTGCGCCCCCTTTCTTCTTGGCAATCCGTTTCTTCTCCGCTTCTTTCAGGGCGTTAAACACCATGACGTAAATATCCATTGTGTAGTCCGTGTCCACCGGAATCAGCGGAGCGATAAAGTGCCAGCAGTCCATAAACGTGATATCACTTTTCATTCCCCGATCTCCTTTCTCCGTAGCTGCAAAAGTCGTTCATTTCCACGCAAACAGCCTCGCCCTTGTAACCTCTGGCATTTGGGTAGGGCTCGGTATGCAGCATACACATAGGGTTTTCGTCTCCCTGCCGGTGGATACAGTCTTTGCACCGAACTATGTGGAGCGTTTCAATGAACCCGTCTGCGAAACCAGCATCATACCCCGCCTTGTACTGCCCCCTATCATATTTCAGAGCTTTCAGAAGTTCCTCCCGATTCACCCGGATACCGATTTTTATAATCGCCTGTACTACGGCATCTCCGATAGCATCCTGGAAGTCGTTTAAATTCAAGCTGGCAGGTGGGGTGTAGCCGTTAAGTTCTTCCATTTTCATCCTCCTTTTTCTCCCCATAGCTGCAAAAATCATCGCCGTCTACCTCGTTAGGGGACATGCCCTGCTCATATTGCCAATGATAGCAATACCCAAATGACGTCCCTCCTTTGTTGGTGGGGTACTTGCCTATTTCCTCAAATGAAGCGCATTCTCTGCATCTTACAACCGCGTCCGGCCGGTTTTTCAAAAATGCAATAACTTCCTCTCTTGTCGGTGGAATATCATCCCACTCGAAGCAGAAATTGATTATCGCATCGTCGCAATCAATCAGCCTCATAAAAATCCTCCTTCCTCGGCATCTCTTTCAGCCACCGTCTGACGGCAAAGAACCGAATGCGTGGCGGCTGATTCTTCGCCCACCGCTCAATAGCGGCGGCGTAAGCAATCCTAGCGTTAAGGCGCTGGCGGTGTTCTTGTCTTTCACTCATTCTGATTTACCCCCTTTCGACCCGCTGATAGGCTATAATGCGTTTGATCTCGTCGTAGCTTTCATCTGTTGTTATAAAATCCTGTGATACATCATCAGGGCTGGTAAACGCAAAATAAATCTCCGTCCCGTTCTCCGTTGGCCATATATCCTCCACCCAGTCCAGATTAACCAGCCGGGGCTTGCCCTGCAGATGCACCTCGATAAAATCAGCCATTCTCTTCGCCTCCTTCCTTCGGCGGTTCGGGAAGCGGCATCCAGTATTTATTCATTTTCTGCTCCTTGCATTTTTGCACCGCAATGGCAATATGGGTATCTCCGGCAGGCCTCGCCGTATTCTCCGGCTTCCAGCAGGTAGTGCAAATCGATATTGTCTACCTTGCGCCTGCAGATGGAGCATTCCAGGCATAAGGTAGATTCGTCCGCAAGCCGAATATTCCAGTTCCCACGCCGCACCGGCTCCACGTCGGCGGTGGGAAGATCGCGGAGAATCTGTAGAAATCTTGGTGAGACGTTAAACAGCTCAGGGTTTTGCAATTCCGTCAGTGCCGCCTCCCGGCTGATGTAATCACTCATGTTCAGCCCTCCGATTCCATGTTTCGATTGCAAATAGCTGGTTAGGAAACCAATGTGTTCTCGGTTCGATTGGGCAGTCTCTATTTGGGCAGCATACCCGAAAGCAACAACCGTTTCTCTGCATAACGCCCTTGTCTCCGCAGAACGGGCAGGGCTTCAATTTGATTTCGTCCATTGTTATCTCCTTCCCGCCCGGGTTGCCCCGGGCTTATCTGCTATCTAAAAATCACTACCATAGATGGAAACGGTGCTGTGTTCATTGCTGCTCCGTTTTCATCTTCAAATTTTAACCGCCCACGCAGAAACCGAATTTCCGCTTTCCCGTATATGTAATCGTGGAAATAGCTTGTGTCCGTCCGTGCCGGAATCAACATGACGATTGTCACCTCACTGCGGACATATTCGGAATAGGCTTTTTGCACCCATTTCCCGATCTCCCGGCCATATGGTGGGTTGCAGAACACGGCTCCGTATCCGCTCCAAGGTAGGGAAAGGCCATCCATTTCAGGGGTGAAAAAACATCTGCACTTGGCGTTCTCTGATGTAGCGGCGGCATCTAAGCCAAAATGGAATTCCTGATCCAGTTTCTGAAAGAAGTCTTTCGGCGTTCGCCAGTCCATTTTTACGCTGCTTAACAGTACTTTGTTCATTTTTACCTCGTTTCTACCCCCACTGTTCCGCCATAGCTTTTGCAATCCCGGGGGAGAATTTGCTCCTGGCCTTACTTGCGCCGCCTTTTCTGCTTATTCCGGCTTTATCCCGGTTCCCTTTATTGCGGCTCGTGCCGCAGGAAACAAGCGGCTTATACTCCGTCAGAACATTAGTCGGAACTAGCGGGTTTAAGCCAAACTCCCACAGCAATGTTTTCTTGCTGAACGGATCGCCGTATTCAAACGGCTGCACAACCTGGGTATGTTCCGGCATCTCAAACACCTTGCTTGGCACCGGGTTTTCAATGCAGATTTTTCCAACACCAAAGTAGCCGTAAAAATAGAACGCCATAAAAAACAGTTTCGCTTTCAGGCCATTTGCAAAACGTTCCAAATTAAGAACGCCTTTCTTCGGGTACAGGCGGCAAGCCCCGGCGTTGGAAATGAACGTGCATGGAGGGTGCGCAATAACTAAATCCCATCCAAAGCGAGGAATGACATGCGCCTGTCCGTCCATAGTGGTCACTTGCCCCCCCCCTCGAGGGCTTTCAGGGCGTCCCCCAGGATATGCCACTCTGGGTGTCCGCCGGAAGGCTCCTGAATATCGCAGGAATATGCCTCATGCCCCCGTGCCCGGAACGCCTTGCACACGGTTTGCGATTCCTCGCAGGCTATCAGGACTTTCATTTCTCCCCCTCGCTTTCTTCCGGGGCTTTGAGCCATGCCAACCTGCATTCCTCGCATCCCGGCATATTCTCGCAGATATCTTTACGCCCCTCGCAAATAAACGTTCCGGTGCTGAGTAACTTTGCCAGCTCCTCATCCGTCATGTTCCGGATGCGGTCGGCGTTGGTCAGCGGCTCATACCGGTCTTTCAGGCCTTCATCGTGAATGCAGCCGTCGCAAGCCGCCCATCCACCCGGGTCAATTCGGTACTTGCAGCTGGGACACTTGTCAGATTTATTCCCCATCACTATCAGCCTCCACAAACTCCCCGTTTTTCAGCATGTACGGCGTATCCGCTTTGATTTTTTCGCCATCGACATACTCCGTTTTCACACATACCGGAACGTATCGTTGCTTTGCTCCATCGTATTTCCACTCCGCAAGTGTAATCCAGCAGCCAATTGGCGCTTTTACCACAGAGCCATGTCCGGCGCAGCAAATCACGGAATCGCTTCCAGTGCAGTTAATCCGGGCGGAGTTCCCGGAGCTGCCAATCTGGGCGGAGTTCCCGGAGCTGCCA